GGTGTTTTTAAACTATCATCCCATTCAGGACTAAGACTGCCGCCATCCCAGTATACACTCATATCCCACATTGACCAGTTTACCAAGTAGGTGTATTCTGTGTATGCAGTTGCCGCCGCTTCTGGATCGGTATTCCAATCAGTAGCATATCCACTTGGATCATATAACCCTGCGTCAATTGCTTCTTTCATTGCTAAATGTAGTGCTGTGTTTTTCCAATCAAAACTTGGTTCATTACCAATTCTAATATCTGGATTCATTTCCACTGCGTCTGAACTACCAGGCACTGCACCTGGAATACCAAATGCGTGTATAGTGTGGAATATGTGTTCGAATATTTCTTCGATATCTCTACGCTGTGTTGGAGGATTGTTTCCGTTGATATTTTTATACCATACCATATCCTTTTGGGCAACACTGTCATTAAATGCTTGTAGTCCTGCATAACTTGGTATGCCGGCATCTTCTAACCAGTTAGGTGTATATGTACTTCCGCCGCCATAGCCAACTCTTTGTACTGTAGGTATTCCTGCGTGTTTCGTTCCAGCGTCACCACGTAGTGTTTTAAGAAAATTGCGTTGATGTGTGGTGTTAATGCCAGCACCGTTAGGATCAGTCATTAATTCAAATGTTCTTGCAGTTTTCTTTGCCCATTCATCTGGTACTGCTAGTTGTCCGCCTACTGCTCCTGCAACGACAAGTTTCAATCCGTTTATAGTTAGGGCTCTGTTAAACACTGTACCATTGTTCTCGGTAATTAATGCACCATTGTTGTATTCTGGATCTGCAATGTCAGCACTAGTTACTCCTGTAATTGTGTAAGGTACTGTTGTTCCACCGCTAACGCCTGTAGTTGTTAACGTAATAATAATTGTACCACCTTCGTCGACTTCACTAACGTTACTTGTTAACGAGTAACTTGAGCCACTTGGGGTTAAACTTGTATCGCTGATAGTTACATTAATACTTGCTTCGCCATTATCTAGTGCAAGTGCAAAAGTTTCAGTTCCTTCAGTTCTTAAATCTGCTGTAACATTAAAAGTTTTTTGATCTGTTGTTCCAACAACAAAGTTTCCTGTAAGGCTAGCACCACTAATATCAGCACTGTTTACACCTGTAATAGTATAAGGAACACTTACTCCGTTTGCTAGATTTGTTGTGTTTAGTGTAATTGTAAATGTGCTACCCTCATCTACAGATGCAGTACTTGTTTGTAATGAATAAGTAGGTGTTGGAGGATTTTCACTAGTGTCATTAACTGTAACTTCAACATCAGCAAGACCGTTGTTTAGTGCAAGTGTTAATGTTTCTTCACCTTCAGTGGTTAAATCATTAGCAAGTTCTAGTGTAGCAGTATTTGTAGTACCAACAACAAAAATTCCTGTTAATGAACCACTGCTTAAATCTGCGGCATTGATACCTGTAACAGTATAAGGTAAATTTGTTCCTGTTACAACATTTGTTGTTGCTAGTGTTATAACAACAGTACCACCTTCGTCTACGTCACTAACATCACTTGTTAACGAGTAAGTTGGTGTAGCAACACTACTATCGTTTACAAGCACCGATACACTTGCTTCACCGTTATCTAAACTAATTGTTGCAGTTTCGTTGCCTTCTGTTATACTATCTTCTGCAAATTCTAATGTAATAGTATCTCTAGTTCCAACAATAAATGTTCCTGTAAGTGACCCGCCTACTAGGTCGCCAGAATTAATTCCTGTAATTGTATATGGTATGTTTGTACTGTTTGCAACATTTGTTGTTGATAATGTAATAATAACACTACTACCTTCATTCACAACCCCGGCACTTGCGGTCATTGTGTAAGTAGGAGCACTTAAACTAACACTAGATTCGCCTGATCTAGAACTGTATAAGGTTAACCCAAATTTCGAATTGTATGGATTGAATAAAAATTCCGGTGAACTTCCTAGCAATGATCTATCATTTGTGTAAGAAGTTCCGTCACCTGGTTGATATAAATCATTTAATTCTGCATTATTACTAATCCAATCCTTGACTTCTTTTACAGTTGCATCTGGATTAATTTGTAAGTATAATGCAATTACTCCTGCTACTTGAGGAGCCGCCATACTTGTTCCGCTGATATTACACTGTTTAAAGTCACTATCTAAATAATATGCCTGGCCGTTTTTATTGTTTGTGTTTGATGTAGCACTCATTATATCTGTGCCTGGTGCCCATACAGTTACTCCCGGTCCTGTTTCGGAAGATGTATTTTTTTGTTCTAAAATAGTTCCACTAGAAGTATGAATAACACTATCAATGTTTCCAGTTATGTGTGCGTTAGTACTGAAAGGTGAGCCGCCTCTATGATAATATCTTGCAGAACCATATTGGTAGTAAAGATTATCGTAATCGTCGCCACCTTCTATGTCAATTTTTTGTTTGTAGTTTCCTGCACTGACAGTTACATGTACTCCTGCATCGATTAACTCTTCCATATCAATATCAACACTGCTTACACGCACCGGATGTCTACCGGCTCTGCCAACCATACCGTAATCTGTTCGTTGTGTAGTTCCTGTCCAAGCAGTTCCTCTATATATACCTCCGCTAATTCCTACAAAAGAAGTCGTATATCCCCAACTCATGTTTACCACTGTTGGTCGTTTTATTAATAATCTTTTATCACCTGTTGCTTCTACTGCACCTGTTAATGCACTTACAAATCTGTGTTCACTAGTATCTGAACTAATACCAATATTAACTGTAATAGTTGTGCTAGTTACTTCGTTAATTATAATATCTTTATTATAAAAAGGATCAGTTCCAGCCGCATTTGGTGCTCCTGAACTTCTAGGATAACTGTGATTACTTGCAAAATTATCTTTGCCGCAAGTAAATGTTAAACTACCAGGTGCTATTCTTATTTTTTCACCTGATTCAAAATTATGATTTCCTAATGTTAAAATTAATACTCCAGTTGCAGGAGTGTAACTTGCATTGGTAGGTGTAAATGTACCTGAAACTTTTCTACGGTGCCATTCTTTTACAACATCAAAACAATCTGCAATCGGAATACCAGTTCCTGCATCTCCGGTACCTTCTAGTCCACTAACTTTTAATGCATATACATCAGCATTTTTTGCCCAACCATATGTTTTACCTGCGGCGATACCTGCACAGTGAGTGCCGTGACCGTCAGTGTCTCTATAATGATTGGCATTTTGTATACCAGTTAAACCGCTTTCTGTATACCAATTTATTTCTTTTACTCGACTAACACCCTCAGCATCTTGAAACTCAGGATGGTCTTTTTGTATTCCGCTATCATGCACAACAAAATCAACACCACTTCCATCTAGTGTATAGTTGTAGTCACCTGATACAATAGTTGCTCCACCGTATACATTTGATTTTTCATTAACACGCCTTAATCCCCAATTAACATACGGTCCTGAATCAGAAGTAGTTTTACTAAAGTTGCTAGTTTGGCTAGCAAGAGGTGTAATTTGTATATCATCACGTTGATCTGGTGGTATCTCAACACACTCAACTCTGTTATCGTGTCTTAAATTTTCTGCTTCTTCGTCAGTAAGCATGTAATGGGTAAGTCTCTGTGAAAGCGGTCTTTGATTTGCCACTGTAACAGAACGTTGGGGAATATGACCATTGCCTGTTGCAATAATCATTTCGTTGTCAAATTTTTTAAAATCTATTCCTTTTTTTAGTCCTACAATATATTCTTTCTCTTGACTCATACTATGCTCCAAACGCTATACTAAAAACAATATCTGCAGAATCGACATACTGTTTAGTAGCGGCATGGTCTGCATTAGTTGGTGTGTTTTTTATATTTGCGTTAGTAAATGTTCCTTCTGCTGGTCCTGAATTACCAATAACTGTATCATTGATTGTTGTGTTTATAATTCTTAGATCACTTCCTAAACTTGTAATTCTTCCACGTTCTACACCTTCAACTTTGAATACCACTGCATTATCTGCTTCAAATTGTAAATTAGTATTACTAGATAATGTTGGTACACCAACATCATTTGATTTAAAACTTTTTGCTATAAGGTCGCCGGCAATGTGAACATCTTTTTCTATGCCAACACCGCCTTTAATAACTACTGCTCCTGTAGAACTTGAAGTGGAATTTGTAGTATTATGTACTTTTAATAGTTCATTTAGATTAACATCATCATTAATTGTTACTTCGCCTCTAAGTTCCGAAGTGCCTGTTACAATCAATGATGTAAATGTACCAGTACCAGTTACTGATGGTTCTTCTAGTACAAATAATTTGAACGGATCTCCATCAATGTCTGAATAGTAAAATCCTGTTCCGCTTGCAGGTACAGTCCACTCTACATATCCGTCTTGAACATTGTTTGCTCCGGTACCGGTTGTAGTTACACCATCAACTGTATGAGAAATTCCAGTGTTGACATCAACATTTAAACTGTCTCTAATGTTCCACGAAAGTGCTGTAAGATCAATATTAAATCTGTATGTTCTACCTTTTACAACTGTAATTGCAGGATTAGGAGAAACACCGTCAACAGCAAACTGTCCTGCTGATTCAGTAATGTCGTAACTTTTTATTGTGCTTGTATCATCTTGTGTAACAGCAATATCTGTAATTAATACTTCACTTGAAAGTGATTTTACTTGTACATTACCTTCACTATCGACTGTGAAGCCAGGGCCTTTAAAGCCATATTTACTGTATAACGGGTTTAATGTGACAGCCATTTAAAATCTCCTATACACATATTTACCAAAAACAGCAAACTGTTATACAGGTGGATTAATCGTCTTAAAATATGTGGCTTGATAGAGTACTTTTGCACCGGATAATTCTGTACTATCCTCTTGTGATGGTTTAGCAATAATGTCTACATATGAGTTGTTAACTGTTGCAGTAATATCTAGTATCGGTGCACCTAGATTACTTCTACCGTATATAGTAATGTCTGCAACACTTTTACCTGCTGTTACAATACACTTGATAATTTCTCTGTTAAAAGTGTCATAATCAGCAACAATACTGTATTCTACTGCACAAAATTCACCTAAATGCCAGCGATCTAGTCTTGTTTCAATAGGTAAAGCCGCAAGTTTTACCCACGGCCCTACATATGAAAAATTTGTTCCGCCTTTAAGCGAAATGGTGTTTTTTGCACCTTTGCTAAAAAAGTATTTTAACCAATCCATAACGATATTTATTCATTCGTCATAGTTATTAGTTTATTGTGTTCTGGCAAATACAAGTATTCAATGTCACTGTTCTTAATAGTGTCAAATGCATCTACTAGATCTTCAACTAACGGTTCTCCACCTAGATTAAAACTTGTATTAAACAAAATCGGTACTCCAGTCTTTTCTTTAAAAGCAGAAATCAAATTATAAAAATGTTCATTCTGTTCTTTATTAACTGTTTGAATACGACATGTACCGTCAACATGAATAATTGCAGGAATTTTTTGTTCAATACCTGGTTGACAGTTTACAGCATACATCATGCTAGGTGATGAATCCATACCACGCAAATCAAACCATTCATGTACATCTTCTTCAAGAATTGTACCTGCAAATGGACGGAAATATTCCCTATGTTTTACAGTGTTAACGTGATCTTTTCCTTCGGGATCTCTTGGATCATAAAGAATACTTCTGTTACCAAGTGCTCTAGGACCGTTTTCACTTTGTCCTTGCCACATAGCAACAATATTTTTATTGTCAATTAAGTCTACTACATCTTGATAAGTTGTATCTTTAATTTCTGCTTCGTATTCTTCTGCAAGTTTTTCTACATCATCTACTTTGTAGTTGTATGTTGGGCCAAGATATAACTTATGTTGAATAGGAGCAACAGTATTATCTTGTGTAATACTTCTATGAATAAACATAGCCGCACCCATTGCAGTACCAGCATCATTAGAAACAGGCTCAACATAAAGATTAATACCTTCATCTTTTAGTGCTTCAAGATAATGATAGTTAGCAACACAGTTTAGTGCATATCCTCCTGAAACAACAATGTTTTTCTCTCCTGTCATTTCGACTGCACGTCTAATCAAGTTTGCAACTTGTTCCTGTGTTTGTGTTTGACAAGCATAAGCAAGATCTCTACGGTTAGTTAACTGTGTTCTATCCGCTTGTTTCTGTTCTAGTTTTTGTGTATCAACATCTTCTTCTAAGAAATCATATGCTAATCTGTTTACCATTGCACCATTTGGATAGTTAGGAATAATTAACTGTCTATTAGTAGTTGGATGTTTACCTTCATTACTAAACAATGGTGGAATTTTATCATTTTCTTTACCATATGGAAATAGTCCCATAGTTTTTCCTGCTTCAATGCTACTAAAGCCACAGTATTCTGTTACTGCTTCATAGACTTTAGTAATACCTGCGCCATCTGTAATAACACAAGTATGGGTGCCATCTTCATTGTACATTGAACTATCAAAATTAGGATTTACTAGATGAACACTTGGTTGTTGTACACCAATATGTTTCCATAGTGTTTTGAAGTTTCCTGGGTAATCACAACTGAAAATTGTTTCAGTTTCCCAACCCATAATCATTTCACCGTTAAAGTTTAACGGAATAAAAGTTCCTGCACCATCAACAACTACTGCTGTTGCTTTTTCAAAACCAGAACGATAAAATGCAAGTGCGGCATGTAGTTTATGATGCACAAAACTCATGTCAATTACTTGACTGTGTTCGTATGGATTATCTTTTCTGTTAATTAATCCTAGTTTACGTGCAAGTCCTGTATAAACATCGTCACCTGTGTAATCAACTTTAGGTGCTGTTTCTTTCAAACTTTGCGTATGTGCTACTACAAGATAATCAATTTTATCTGTGTATTCTAAAATTTTAACCATAGAGGCAAAAGGACCTCCATCGTATTTTTGTCTTGATAGTCTTTCTTCTTCAACAGAAAAAACAACTTCTCCGTCTTTTAACAAGCATACACCAGAATTATGACCTCTGGCAATACCTGCAATCCATACTGGTTTCTTACTCATTATTTCTCCTTGGATCCTTCGGGTTTAAATACTGGCGGAACAACTCCAAACTGTGAACTCATTGCAGGTTTTGCTATTTGCGGTGCAAAAGGCATTTGTGGTGCCTGTGCAGGTGCTTGGTGTTGGTGTGTATGACCGTGTTCGTGGACTACACCGTGTACTGGACAAACTTCACCTTGCTGTTGTTGACCTTCACCTTGCAACTGTGCTTTCATTTTAATTTCAGTATTAGGTTGTGGATATTTTTTCAATCCGTTTTGTACACTTTTTACAACTGACTCAACATCAATCTCTCTCATTTTCATTACACCGTCGTTCATTCTATCACAAACTTCGTCTGGAGTAATTCTAATAGGAGCATATTCTCTATGTTTTTCACCTAGATCAATAATGTCAAACTTTTTATGATTGATATGCGTTGTGTTAATAGGATATGTACTACCTGTAATCACAGTTGCAGGAGTACCTAATGCATAAGCAATATGTTGTCCTACACTATCACAGCCAATGAAATAATCACAACCCTTGATTAGACCTGCCCATTGTCTTAGAGTAATTCCTTGCGGAATTGGAACAGGGACTTCAATATTCGCGACACTAAAGTCAATGGGCATTTCGGCCATAACCATCACAGCGTGATTTTTCTTCTGTAATTTCTTAATTAAATTTACTAGATCTTCGTATTCAATACTTCTTGATGTGCTGTCATTAAACACACCATCTCTATAACTTACACCTCTACCAAAAGGTTGAATTACTATTACCTTTTCTTTTCCAGTAATTTGTCTTACTTCGTTAAGTGTGATTTCACCATTAAGTACTTCTTCTCTATTCAACTTAATAGTAGGTAAATGTAAGTCCCTTGGTTCTGTGACTTCTTTGTTAATTTCTAAATCAAATGCTTGTGCTAAACTTGCTTTTTGATTGTAGTAAAACCAATTTCTATATGGTTCTGGACTTACACAATTTCTATCCTTGATCTTGTCGTTGAATAGATGTTTGTGCCACAAATCGTATGCACGTTTGTCTAAGTCTGGGTGTCCTTTGTAAAATTCTGTGCCACCTTCGCAAACGATAATAAAATCATCGTCTGGATTTTGTTTCCTAAACAGTTCTAGTGCAGGAATACTGGCAATAACGCGACCAGCGCCGCCGTTAATAAAAAATGCTGTTGATCTAGTAGTCATTTAAGCCCCTTGTAAATTGTATTTCTTTATGTAAGAATATTTACCGGGTAGTTTTTTGACTGGTTTAGAATGTGGTTATGTTAATCGAAACTGCGTTCTGGATCGTTTGCTTCGTCACGCTCAAAAGGATTACCGTCCAAAATATCACCTCTAGGATTATCTGGGAATTTAATCATCCACGGATCCCATTCTGGAGCAGGAAACTTATTGCGTAGATTTTTAAGTTCTGCAATATGGTCAACTACTTTTTGTCTGTGTTCTGCGTTTGCAGGATCAGATAGTCTTTCATCATTGATTAATTCTTGTTCACAATGCCAAACTAAGTTATCACGTGTTTCTGTAAACAGTGCTTCATCCATACTCGGCTTTTCCCAAGGAAAAGGTTTAACCCATTCTTTTTTATCAAAATCGTATTGGATTTCGTCTTGTGCGTATGCTTCGTTTGGAATCAATGGTTCTGACTTCCAGTAATATACTGTATCATCACCATCAAGTTTCCAAGTTTTACAAGGATAATTTTGTTCTTCTTCTGTATCCATCCATGCAAGTGTAGCAAGTAATGGTTCTTTTGCTGGATCTACAACTATTGCTTCGTGTCCTAGGCCTGCTTTCATTTTAACTTGTCTTTCTTGATCTGTATCGTCAGGATCAACAGCAATAGCGTCCATGCCCACTTCTAGTAATTTTGTTTCTTTGTTAACAAATACATATATTTTTTCAGGACCGTTATATGTAAACTTTCCTGTTTTGCCTAAGTCGTTTGTTTGGTGACAGAATTTATCAGGTACATCATATTCAAATTCGATTTCAACATGTGGTAGCCATCTAGGTTGTTCACTCATTATCTGTCCTCCTCAGGTACAACGCTGTTTTCTGTTGTGTCAACTCTTGGATCATCTGGAAATGGAACCATCCATGGATCCCAATGTGTTCTCGGAAACTTAGATTCTAGTGCATTTAATTCGTCAACAAAATCTTCTAGATCTGCAATAAGATCGTTATACTCTCCGTCTTCGTTGTCTGCTCTTAGATCATCAATACTAGTTTGAGCATTAGTAATAACACTATCTCGACCTTCCCATAATTCATCCCATGTCATGTGCGGTTCTTTCCATGGATATGGTTTATTAAATTGTTTAGTGTCAGGATTATACTGAATCTCAGCAATCTCATACGTATGATCTGGAGTTGGATTAGCCGCTCTTGAATAATAAACAGTTGTATCACTTGGATCTTGTTGCTCTCTAGTAAACTCTACCTGTGGATAATCTGCTTGATCAATATTCATAGCAAATGCACTTGCAATAACAGGATCTGTTTTTGCGTCAACTAGTACAGCATAACAGTCTTGACCTGCTTGTAAATCTTGCTGTTCTTGTGTGTCTGGGTCACCATCATCTGCTACCCAACCGTACGATGGTAGAACTTTTCTTGTTTCTCTATCTACAACAATCCAAATTTTTGATGGACCTCTATAGGTAAAAGTAGTAGTCAACCCAAGATCATTTGTAAGATACAAATACTTGTCTGGAATGTCGTATTCAAATGTAAATTCTATTTCTTTAACTGCCATTTTTTATCCTATATTTTTAATTATTGTGTATACCATGTAATTCTAACCATACCTGGAGTTCCATATGAACCACAGTGACAACCGCCTGACCATCTTACATAAGTTGCACCACCCTGTCCTGGAACATACTGTGAGTGTAGTCTAGCAAAACCTGTATAGTCTGCCGCCGCACAGTTAACAAATGTACTAAAGCCTCTGTCTCCACCTTGTACACCAACTGTACCACCGCACTTGTTAAACAATCCGCCTGGATAAGGGAAGTGAATTTTGTGACAACAGTGTCCTCCGCAGGCTCTGTGTTGCATCCATCCACGCACACCGCATACCATAAAGTCACCACCACTTGCTTCTGCTGTATTGTTGTTAATACAACAGTTACAGTTCCACGCACGACAACAACAGTAACCTGTTACATAACATCCGCAACCTGGAAAACAGAACGAACATCCTTCTTTACCACCGGCCGCACACATACTAACGTTACAGCCTCCAATAGTTGAACGACATCCTCTAAATCCGTTTCTACCGTTGTGACAACAACTCTGCTGTCCTAAACATAAATCATAGCACCAACCCTGTGATACAGGAATAGTTTTACGTGCATAACCGCCCGATCCACCAGGTGCACCATTCATACAACAGCAAGATACACCGCCTCCACCTCCGCCTCCGAAGGTTTCAAACGTCGCTCTTACTGCATCTGCAGGAACAATAAATGCAAAACAACAGTCAAATTGATAGTTGCCGTGTGAATTATCGCCGTTAAAACAGTGTCTTTTATAGATAAATGTACAACCCGACGGTAAGTCAGTTACTGACTGCCCTGGGTTTAATTTTAATTCGCTTACGTATGAACTCAGTGTTGCCATGTTAATATTTACCCCTTACGTTGTACAATCATTATAAGTTATTCTTACCATACCAGCAGTACCAGGGAAGCCATAACAGCATCCGTCACCGCATGATGTAGCAGTTGGTCCACCTAATCCTGGGGTCCAACCAGTAGTATTACCTGTTGTCCACTGTCCAATAACCGGATTACATCTTGCCCATTCTTGGTTACAAGCATTACCGTTGTTCTGTGTGCTTGTAAATCCACCTGTTAAGTTGTTTAATCCGCCTGGATAGTGATATAAAATTTTCCACCAACATGATCCACAAGTACATTGTGCCCATGTAGCACTAGGTCTTCCTGGAGACCCTATGTCTGCACCGTAGTAACATCTGCAACATAAACAACACATTCTGTCTGTGTAGTAGTATCCACAGTTATTACCTAAACAGTTAAATGCACCCCAGTGAACAAAACAGCAAGCCTGCCCTGCATTACCACCGTCTGCACAAAAATTCGTTAATCCGTTACCTGTAACATAACCTTTACAACCTAAAATACCACAACAGCATTGGGCACAACAAGTTGAAGGTCCTGGATATAAATCATAACAGTCACCTACGGAAAAGTCGCCGCCCGCCGCTGTTAAACATTTTACTGCCCAAGCACCTGAGCCACCTGGAGGTCCTGCTGAACATCCACATGCGCCACCGCCAGAGCCACCGCCGCCCCATACTTCTACCTTCATACAGTTAACACCGTTTGGTACACACCAGTATAACATACAGTTGTCGCCGTATGAACTGTTACAATAACAAGTACAGAAAGGTCTGAAGGTCATAGTACAGTTTTTAGTAATAGGCTGTAGGTCTGTTACGCTAACTGAACCAATAAGTGATCTTAAATTTGCCATTTCATTCCTTCCTAAGTTAAGTTAATCCTTACAAAACCAGGTCCGCCTGGGCCACCACAGTAGCAGTTTCCACCAAGTGCTGAACCTGATGATCCACCTTTACCTGGTGCCGCATGGTGATCATCACCTGCACCAATCAATCCACGTCCAGTTGCACAACCTGCAAATGAACCATGATGGTTATATGCACAGAATCTAATAAAGTCATATCTATATCCGCACTCATCAAGCATACCTGGTAGAATGTTTAAGTGCTTATACCAACATGAGTTGTTATCTTTTTGGTGTGTTTGAATACCGCCTAATTTTCCTGGGAAGCCGAAATCAGCGTCAAAGTAACAAGCACAACAACTATCGTAACGTGGATCCATAAATGTACCACAACCGTTTGTGCCTTGAGCACATTGACCGTCTAAACATTCAAACATGAAACATTTAGCATCGCCTGGTTGACCACCTTCAGCACAGAAGTTTCCAGCACATGTAGTTCCGTCTGATTTTCTAAGGTAACCATTGTTAATGTAAGTTTTACATCCTCTGTATCCGCAATCTCTGTTAGGTGAACAACATGCAGGAGGAGCAATACAAATTCTATATTCTGTTTTACAACTTCTTACGTCGATACAATCTAATCTAGCATACGCACCAGCACCAGCACCGAATCCCCACATACAACAGCATACGCCGGCACCGCCGCCGCCTCCGCCCCACATTTCAATTCTTAAAAAATTGATGTCTGGTTCAGGGGTCCAGCAAAACTCATGCTTACATTCGTCTCTCGCGTGAGTGATTCCACAAGTAGTGGCAAATGCAACAGTACAATCATCATATTTGTACTTTGGCATTGAAGGATTATCTGGATCAAAATCCTCGGATAATGCTTTATCTAATAAACTTTTTAAATTTGCCATTTATATCCCCTATCTAAATTAATTGCAACACTTATTAACTACTTAGTAGTACCCATCCGTATGTTGGACCTGAGTACAAAATTGTTACAACAGCATTGTTAATGTTCAAAACTAAATCTTCAGTTAAATTCTGAATTTTTGAACCATTTCTTGCAAGTGTAACATTGTTTGAACCAAAAGATCCTGTAACATCTACGATCTGGATTGTGTCACCTTTAACTAGACTAGCGTTTGCTGGCAAAGTAATTGTAAACGCGGCACCACTTGAATCTGCTAAAACTCTGTCATTGACTCTAGCATTATAAGCGGAACTTTGTTCAGTAATTACTGCGCCACTTGTACCAGTTGTAGTAATATATCTTCCCATTGTTATATCCTTTTTCTAATTGTATTTAGCCATTACGCCGCTGTTTCGATGCCCATTACAACAACGGATGTCGCATCCGATGATGAATAAGCAACTATTCTTTTGCCTGCATCTAGCACTAAACCTGTTCTTTCTAGAACCCCTTTTGCCATGATCTCTGTGTCATATTCCACATACTCAGCATTGGTTGGTGTATCAGCCGATGCAACCGCAAGTCTTAAAGATGCGGCAGTGTTGGATCTATTACAAAAAGATACAGTGACAACAGCGTATGTGCTGGCAGGAACTGTGTATACTACGGTATTTGCACCCGCTGTAACATCACTTGCACCTAATCTTCCTGTCGCCATTGTTTACTTCTCCTTTGTTAACTTAATAAAAATCTTTGTAATGCTACTGCATCACCGTCAATGCCGCCTGTAAAGTTCATTTTGGCTTTGACTTTAATCTCAACACCAGTTGTAGTATCAATTTGATCTTCTCTGATCTCAATAACACCTGCTGTCAAGATATTTACGTTCAATTCGGAGTTACCACCACCAATTTGAGCATTAATAAATGTTCTAATTGCTTTTTGTGTTGGCACAATATTGTCCGAATCTGCCGCAAAAGTACCGTCAGTACTGAATTCAGTAATAACTGCACCTGTTCCACCTAGTTCAACTGAACCCAATGAAAGTTCGTTTAGTCCAGCAACGTTAAATGCATCAGCATCTAGTGTTGCAACACCTGTTGACTGTTCAACACTGAACAAGTCACCTACTCTAAAGTTACCATCTTGGTCAGTGGATGTAAAGAACACCCTACCGCCTCCACCAACAACTGTTTCACTTGCTGGTATTGGATTTCTTACTGGAATTCCTGGATAGTTAGTATCAGCAAAATTACCTGTACCAATGTCTAGGAAGTCATGACCAGTTAGACGTACTTGAGAATATCTAATACGCATTTCCACAGGATCAGCATGTGGAGGTGCTGTATCTACAGGAATATCTGGAGATACTTGAAGTTTTGCACTGTATTTGCCTTGTGCATTTGGCCCTTGTAATTCTCTAACAACAACCAGTTTAAAATATTCTCCCGATAAGTTGCTAAATGTTACGTTAGAACCTGCTTTAGGTGATTCACTCAAATTCTCTACGAAAATATTTGAACCATTTTGATACTTGTCAATAGTACCATCACCTGCCACAGTAGCACTTGCAGTTTCGTATGCACTACCTCTATTAATAAATGTAGGATTACCTAATGCTCCGTCACCAATTCTTAATTGTACTGGTGCTTCGATAGTATTTGAAGGGTCAGTAATTGTAATATTTGGTGGTGAACTGTAACCTGATCCTGGCTCAAAAATTCTCATTCCTGGAATTTTACCAGTTGCTACTCTTGCTCTTACAAATGCTTGAGCACCACCTCTTGTTAATGCACCATTTCCTGAACCACTTTGTAATGCAAACCATGTTGGTCTACGTCCTGGGTTACCAAATGCTAGTGCAGAATAGTTACCGTTTGTTTTACCGTTTGTTTTACCCTTCCAGTAAATTCCATCTTTTGTAAGTGATGATTGTGAAGTATCTCTAACACCGTCAACTTGGAATGTTAAGTCTGCGGCACCGCCACCACCTAAATTAGTGTCTGCAATAGTAATTACTTCATCATCGATAAACAGTTGACCTTCAGTTTTTACTGTAACTGTTGCGGCACCTGTGCCATCAACTACCACAGTAAATGTTGCACCTTGACCTGAACCACTTGTTGTGTAATCTGTATCTGCAATTTCATATGTACCTTCTGATCTTAAAGCATCTGCGACACCAATTGTATCAACATTTTTAATTTGACCATTTCTGCTAGAGAACCAAAGGAATACACCTTGTCCGTATTCTAATAATCCGTCGCCGCCGCCTATTGAACTATCAGCAGTAGTATCAATTACTGTTTCTACCCAGTTAGTACCATCTAAACTGTAGAAACCTTGTGTCCCTTTATCACCGATCATTAAGTAACGTCCGTTACCGTATGCAATGTCTTTTACTTTAGTATTAGTATCAGTAAATGCTGGAAATGCTTTTGAATTCCATGTAATACCATCTAGTGATTGTGCAAAAGCCGCGCCATCACCAATTGCAACAAACTCGTTTCTACCAAAAATAATTTTCTTCCAGTTTTGTGAACTCGGTAGTGTTGTAGATAGCCAAGTAACACCATCTGCACTGTAAGCCGCTTGTGTTCCACCTGAAGCAACAGCAACATAAGTGTCCTTAGCATACAAACTTGCTGACCATGTAGCAGTTGCAGGCAATGTTGAACTGGTCCAAGTAGCACCGTCATCTGTTGAATATGCCGCATCAGTTGAATCTTCTTTAAGAACAACCCAAGTCATTGTGCTGTCTTCGCCAGCACCATAACTTAAACCTGTCCATTTACCTACAGCAGGTAATGCACCACCACTTTGCCAAGTTGTTCCGTCTTGTGAATAAACTGTTTGACTTGTATTGTAACCTGCAATAATAAATCTGTCATTACCATATGCAATATTATTTCGTTTACTTTGTAAACTTACACCATAACTTTGTTCTGTACTTGAGAATGGAGGTTCACTAATAGTAACTCTAGGTTCAACAATGTATTTTGTTGTTCCGTCCATTAACTCCGAAATAGCAGTACCTGGAATAAAATGATCCCAACCTGGTTGATCATCTGATTCTCTATATACAGTTGCATCTTTATTACCTGCATTGTAAGTACCAATATATCCATATTGTCCAACACCTAAACCACTTGTAATGATAATTCTCATACCATCGTAGTCACCTGTGTTTGCAGTATCTGTGTTTGATAATCTTATGCTTGTAGTATCACCTAACTGTGCAGTGTTATTTGCAAAACCATAATCAGCGCCGCCAAAGTCTCCTTCGCCGTCTGCATCTTGGTCAGTGTTAAGCATTCTTACATCAAATAATGCTTGATCTCTAAATTCGTCACCAAGCACACTTACGCCAGCACCGTCACCTGCTACTGTATAAGTAGCATTTTCGTAATTAATACCAGCATTGTCAAAGAACATAACCAATACTTGTTCTTGGTCTGTTAGTACTTCGCCAATTAATGCTTGGCTAAATCTGTTGTTAACTGTACCATCGATAACTGTTTCTGTTGCGTCAACACCTTCAGCAACACAACCAAATGTACCATAAGATGAGTTACCATTTGTAGCACGAATCTTACCACCGTTTTCTGCTAGGTATCCAATGTGTCCGTAGTATGAGAACACAGAAACAAGTTCTGTTCTACCTAGGTTAGTACACCATACACCGATACCATCGGAAATAATTTGTGTAAAGTCGTTGGATACAATCGAGTCATTACCACTATCGTGTAATGCACCATCAATTTTACAACCTACTGCCGCAGTACCAAAGTTTGATACGTTTTGTATATAAGGTGATTTGTTAATAATCCATGTTCTATCATCTGCTGGACCCCAACCTGGATCTAGTGATGTAAATGCGCCTGCTGTTGGACGTTTTGTACCATAAGCATTTGCACTTCCTAACACGCCAGTTAATCCATTTAGTGAACAGTTACGTAAACCACAACCGTTTCTCAAGTAGAACATATCTTCTGTAAGTGAACCTTCAACAGCATTTGAATAAAATCTTGCCGCAAAGTGCGAAGCATAAGTTCCACCGTAAACTAAATCATAAATTACAGCATCGATATAATCTCTTACATCGTCTTTACAACTTGCTACACTGTAAGTGTAACTAGGATATGTTGCTGTAATATAAGCAGTTGCTTCCTCTGCTAAAAATTCTTTGTTTAACAACAACTGTCTAGCCGCATTGTGTACATTCTGATCTGAACTTCTTACGTTACCGTTCCAATATGCAGTACCACCGCTTGTGTACGCTTCGTATCCTGTTCCATCTACACCCACTGTCATTTTATAATCTTCGTAAAGTGCAAAAGTGGTAGTTGTTAATACATCAACATAATACATGCGATCGTTAAGTTCGATCATACCGTTAATATTTTTAATGTTTACTAATGCTCTATCATATAGTCCATGTGCTGTACTTGTTTCAATTACAACTGGATTTGCTTGAGTTGCACTAATAATACTTGCAGTTGTTTGCCCTGTTGTCATTGTAGGTGCTGTAGAGTCTTGTGAGTCATTGCCTGCATAGTAATTAATATAATCAATAACATGTTGTAGTTTTGATACAGCCGCAGTACCTTCAGTTGCTGAACCATAAGGTAATGCTTGTACTTGTGATTGTGTGTTTGTACCAGTTTTTGTAACAGCACTACCTGTAACAATATTACTTAATAGATCTTTTACCCTTGTAATACCTGCTATACTATATTCTACATCTGATCGTTGAGTGTAATCATCTGCTGTGCTTGGTTTGATTCTTGTTGAACGTAATTCATCTCCAACAACAGCAGTGTTAGCCGGTACTCTAATTGGAAGTACTTCTTTATATTCGCCTGTTTTAACAAATACTGTTTTTTGTACTTGTTCTTCTACAGGAATACTAGTATCTACTCCTGCTGTAATAGCATCTGTTACTATTGCAACTAGACTATCAATAATACCCTGTGATTCTGCTTCTTCAACTGTGCTGTTTTTTCTTTGTACAACAGCAGGTGTATAACTGTTTTCAGTTTGATAGTTTGTTGCAGGATCTAAATTACTAATAACTGCGTCAATTACAGTTTTAGCATAGTTAAGTGCCGCAACAGTTTCGTCTTCTTGTCCTGCTACATAACTTCCGCCTGCCTTTGTAAAGTAAGCAAACGCCGCTTTTCTTGATTCTTTATTACCACCATGTGATAAATCCCAAATAATAGCGTCAACCATAATACCTACATCACGGTAACACTTGTCTTTATCGTAACTGAATGATCCAGTAAACGGAGCAATAGTATTTGCTATTTGATAGTCAACCCATTCAACTGCTTCACGTTGAATAAACTGTCTATTTTCTTTTAATAAGTTTGTTGCGTTAGGTCTTAGTACACCTTTTTCAATTGCGTCACAAGCATACCTTACAGATTTAAAAGGTCTGTCTAGTGTTGAACCATAACTTGGATACGTTCCGTCAACACCATCAGGACCAACATAATAAACGTGATCTGTTCTGCCCCAGTATTTCCATGCTGGTAGTCCAGTTGTATCAACTGTTAGTACTTGTCCTTCTTCACCGATTGGTAAACGTGCAGGACCTGCGCCATTGTAAATTAATATATCACCATCTGTTGTTAAGTTAGAACCTTCAGCACCACCTGCTAACAATTTATAGTAGGTACCTGAAACATCTAAGTCAGGACGCTTTTGACCAATTGCTTGATTTGATTGGTGTGCTTGAATTACTACATACGAGTTTACACCGTAGTATACAACATCACCTAGTACATAATCTGTAATGTTCGTCCAGTCACCTTTCCATGCAAAACCTTCATTTAGTCTTGTCCAAAAATCAGTTTCACTTGCAGGATTTTTTGCAACACCTTGATGATCTTGAATACACATATAAGTGTATCCACCTAATCTAACAACATCACCTACTAGATAATCTTGTAAAGTAGAATCATCACCATAGTCGCCTCTAAAGTTATATCCTTTTAAGTACAGTTTCCAATCTGATGCGTTTGCGTATGGTGGGCGACCACTGTGATTGGTTAATGCTATATAAGAATAGCCACCGTAAGTTACAATGTCACCTGGTTGGTATACTGTTCCGTTATTCCAATTATCTTCGTATTCTAATCCTGGCACAAACATCGACCAGTTTGATTCATCTGTTGCAAAACTATTTGTCGCTGTGTGAGCGCCTGTACAAATCCAAATATTTGCACCGTATTTTACAATATCATTTACTCTATATCTTATGCCTGTTTGCCAAGTCTGTCTATATTCAATACCTTTATGAAAGTGTTGCCATTTTGCTTGATCTTCTTCTAATCCGCCTGCTAAGTTAACAGAGGATTTATGTCCTTGAATACAAACATAAATTTGGCCGCCGTATTTTACTAAGTCATTTAATCTATATCTTGTGCTTACTTGCCAGTTGTTTTTCCAATCAAACCCTTCACTAAAAATATTCCATCTATCTGCAACAGAAGCAATAGCAAAACTTACGTCTGCCGCTCCACCGCCACCTAGGCTTGCATCTGGAATACTTAAAGTATCACCTACTCTATAACCACTACCATTATTTGTAATCGATATAGCAAGACCGCCAATGTTGTCAACAACAACATTTACAATTAATCCTGTACCAGTACCACCTGTAGGAACAATATTATTATAGGTTCCTTGTGAACGACTAGCATCTGCATTTGAAATTGAATCAAGTGTAAGTGCTTTACCGTCGTTATCTGATTCTAATCCATCTTCGTCACCTGTAACAGTTGATGCTGATGTATGATCGTCAGTACAAACGTAAACAGTACCACCGTATTTTACAATATCGTTTATTTTGTAACGTGTGCTAACTTCCCAGTCACCTTTATAATCAAAAAATTCTGAGTATGTGTCCCAATCACCTTGGTTAAATTCTAGACCTTTTGTGATTGTATCTGCTGAAGTATGGCCGTTGTTTGCAATATATAAGTAACCACCGTATTTGACAACATCGCCTGCTTTGTAAACAGTGTTGATTGCCCAGTCACCTTTCCATTCAGAGCCGTCTGAAAAGATGTTCCATCTTGGTGTTTGATTTTCTAGGTCAGTATAAAAATCTGCATCCGCAGTGTGTGCCGCAATACAAATGTATACTTTACCACCATACCTTACAACGTCATCTTTAACGTATGCAGTACCAGTAGTCCAGTTGCCTTTCCAGACAAATTTAATTCTTCCTAATAGAAATTCAGCCATGTTTTGCTCCGATATTGTAGTTATTTATTATATTATGCACCATAACCATCTTGATAATCTCCTCCACCTTCGTCAGTACCTCCAAAATCGTCTGATATAGCAACATCTGTGCCAAATGCAAAGAATGCTCTAGCCGCCATATCTCCACCTACTCCGCCTTCAAATGATACTTTTGCTTTCATTTGTATTGTACTACCGTCAGTTGTTTCAAGTCCTTGGCCGCTATCACCTGATGTAATAACACCAGCAGTTACTTTATTAACATTAACACTAGAACCACCACCTGTGATACGTGATTTAACGTATGCCGCTACTGCTTTTTGTGTTGGAACAATGCTATCACTGTTTGCAGTAAACAGTGGGTCAATACTAAATTCTCTAATAACAGCACCTGTACCACCAAGTGTTACACCACCCAATGATAATTCTGACAATCCTGATAAGTCAAACTGATCAGCATTAATAGTAATAATACCTGATGCTTGTTCAACTTCAAATAGTTCACCTACCCTAAAGTTACCATCTTGGTCTGTACTTGAGTAGAACACTCTACCACCGTCACTGAAGTCTGTTTCTTGATTCTGTTTTACAGTATCAGCATCAGCATCAGTGTAACCTTCTAGATATCTTAAAGGATAACGTGTTGAATTTTTATTACCTGTACCAATGTCTAGGAAGTCATGGAATGTTAAACGTACCTGACTATATGATTCACGAATAGTAATTGAAGTGTCATGTGTAGGTGATTCATCAACTCCCATTGTTGGACTAATCTGTATTGTTGCAGAAAGACTTGGCTCTGTTCCAGTAATATTTGTCACTTTAGTTACTAGATAAATTACTCCATCGATACCTGCAACTTGTAAGTTAGCACCAGGTCCTGGTTCTCTAGTTAAATCTGTTACTTTAATTTTGTTACCAACTTGGAAAGAATCAGCAAATCCGTCACCTGTAACACTTGCTGTTGCACTTCTAAATTTAGTACCTCTATTTCTAAATGATGGCTGAGGTAAAACACCGTTAGCAATTCTTAGTTTGACAAAAGGATCTGCTGTTGCAAGTGGATCACTCACTGTCATACTTAGATCGTCTGTTTCTTCAATGGTAATTGTTTGTACACCAGCATCTTCTGAACTTCCATAATACAATGTGCTTGGAGCATCATACTGAACTTCAATTTCAATTGAACGTGTTAGAGTGTCCGCAAAGTCTGCAAGATATCTTGCTCTCGAAACTATGGTTGTTCCTAATCTATAAATCACATTATCTTCATACACTGTTGTTTTTGCCGCATCGCTGTAGAACAAGAACGGATGTGGATTGTCTTCCACTTCACCTTCTACAACTGCACCACCATAGTTTGTTAATGATGTGTCGCTTAGATTATAAACGTATTTTCTACCTTCGGTTAAAGTAAGTTCAGGATTTTCTACACCATCAATAGTATAAACGTCTGCATCATCGTCAGTGTTTCTACCAAATGTAATTACAGCATTGTTTACAGTGTTTGCAAGATCTTGTTCGTATCCTGAACCCGGATCATAAATCCAAAATTCACTTGCTCTTGTATTTCTTACAAACATTCTTGCAAATGGTCTACGTCCTGCTTGAACCACAACAGCATTTACCTCACCGCTACCTTGTAGAGGATTACCACTACCTAATAATACAAACTTATTAGAATTATTAGGAGTACCAATACCGATTGTTGTCCAGTTAGCACTTGTTGGTAATGTTTTTGCTTCCCATAATATACCGTTTTCACTTATTGCAAATTCATTAGTGTTTGGTTTAAATGCTACATAAACACCTTGGCCATAACCTACTGTCCAGTTTCCTGTTGTAGGTAAAACACTAGTTTGCTCATAAAATGTTCCATCGCCTCCGTTAGGATTAATCCATACACTGTCACTTCCTGCAACAGTGCCAATAAAAATATTGTTACCAAATTCTAAACTAGTCATGTTAGACATGTTTGTAGTTTGTTCAAAATTTTCTTCCCAATCAGTGTTACCAGGAGTTTTAGTATAAATTCTCTGTTTACTTGAATCCCAATCTCCCGATACTGCAACAAATTTACCAGCACCATATGCCATTGCTTTAACACCACCGTCATATGATTGATAAGAAGGTAAATTACCTAGTGTCCACGTATTACCACCATCTAAACTTTGGAAATATTCTGGAGATCCATCTGCTGTAACTAGCCATTCACTACGTCCATCAACTCTAACAACAGCATACGAACTATCTGTTTGTACGCCCGAACCTGTGCTGTTGTAGTTTACATAATATAAGTTTGTTCCTACTAGTGAATTTGGTACTGTCCACACAACTTTTCTAGTATTTGCCGCATTAAATCCAGCGGCATAGGCCTGCAAGTCTGAAACCTGTACATTGTTTAAGAAATATTTTACACCTTCTGTAAATTCACTACCACCACCATTTATTCCTTCTGGTGTTGTACTAAAATAAATCGGACATCCTATATTTGATGTGTCATTTTGTTGAAAAGTATATGTGTTACCTTCAACAACAGCAATATCTGGAGCAGTATTTACTGCACTATCAAAGTGGTAAACCGGATTATCGCCTGGTACAGAAATTGTAACTTTAAATGTTTGTTCAATAGTTGGGTTATCACCATATGCAATATGTCTTGTTGTAACTGTAGAACTATCATTTGTTACTTCATAACAAGTCCAGTTTTCACCATCGCTGGATACTGCAACAATACCTTCTCTAGCAACAGCAACAAATTTACCTCCACCGTAGTCGATGTCTTGCCAAGACCATGTTCCTGAATTTTGTGGTACATTTTGTCCGTCGATGTTTCCTGAACTCCACGAAGTTCCATCTGTACTGTAAATAAATTGTGCTGTGCCCGGTGATCCAAAACTACTTTGTGCAACAGCAACATATCTTCCACCGCCATACACAACACTACTATAATCCAATGGTGTGTTAACGTTAATTGATTGCGTTGCAAAAGGTGGCTTGTTAAATTCAACTCTTGGTTCAATTTGATAAAATGCTGTATCACCTAGATTTGCTTCAATTGGTGTACCTGGAATCCAATGATCCCAACCAGATAGTCCGTCACTTTCTCTTAGTACGTATGCAATTTTCGTAGAAGGATCATATGATTGAATATAGCCATATTGACCTTTACCTCTACCCTGTGTAATAAAGATACGTTTGCCATCATATACACCGCTACTATCTTCTACAGTATCTGTTGCACTTAAAATAATTGTTCCGGAAGCAGTTCCACCTTGTGCTTGGCCTGTAGTAATACTAAATCCTCTACCTCCAGGAGTTGTTGAATCACCTGGATCAAGCACACGAACTTGTGATAGTGCTTTGTTTCTAAATTCTTTAAATTCTGCTTCTAGATTAGAACCTGTTCCTGAAAATGCATCAACATCTGCTCGTGTGTAACTTTGACCAGCGTGTGAATAACCAAAGAAATAAATTTGCTCATCTAGATCAGTTAATACATTTGCTATTGATGCTTCGTTGTCTCTGTTGTTTACATTTGCTGTAATTGGGGTTTCTAATAAATCGTAACCTTCTGCAACACTACCAAAGTCACCATAAGAGTTGTTACCGTTTGTTGCACGTATTTTACCACCTGATTCACTCAAATAACCAATATGACAGTAGTATGTAAACACTGATACAAGTTCTGATAAGCCACCGTTAGCAATCCACATACCAATACCACCACTTATAACCTGTGTAAAGTCGTTTGCAACAATAGATCTGTTACCGCCGTTGTGTAATCCACCGTCGACTTTCATACCTACACAGGCTGTACCAAATGTAGATACGTTTTGTACGTATGTTGATTTGTTTGTTACCCAAACTGTTTCGTCAGTTGGTCCTGTTCCAGGATCTAAACTAACAAAACTTGGTCCGCCACCAACTGGTCGTCTTGTTCCGAACTCATTTGGAGATCCTAATGTTCCTACTAGACCTGATAGTGTCATATTTCTAATACCACAACCGTTGCGTACATGGAACATATCTCTACCTTCGTCGCCGGCTCTTGGTTTAATTCTTGTTGAACGTAGTTCGTCACCTACCACAGCAACATTGCTTGGTACTTTTAAAGGTAACTGTTCTTCGAATTCACCTGTTGCAACAAATACAGTTGCTGGTGCTCTAGTTGCTTCGTCTGCAAGAATGTAATCTAATGCATACTTAACAGTTCTAAAAGGATTTTCTTTTGATGCTCCTTTGTCTGGTGCGTCAACACCATTTAAACTTACATAATAATTTTTTGTACTTTTTCCTAATAAATCCCAAGTTGGTGCTTGTCCTAAACTTGAGTCTGCATTTGTCTTAGGTAAACCTTTAAGTACAGTACCTAAGTCGCCGATTGGAACACGTATATTTGAATCTGCACTAAATGATTTAATGTCACCTGGCCTTGCAAGTACGTTTGTTCTAATACCTTGTACATATACTTTCCAATATACCGGAATGTCTTTCCTAGCATCTACATCTGGTCGGCTATCAATTGCATCTGATCTATGGCTTCTAATACACTGATAAGCAGTTCCTGCCCAAAGAGCAACATCACCTAGTTCATATAAGTTAATGCTTGAATCTGTATTAAAGTCGTCCCATGGACCTCTAAAACTTACACCAGGCATTAGTAAGTCCCAATAAGTGCTTCCACTTACTGAAATAACTTGACTACCGCTCATGTTTAAATGATTATAACATGCAAAGTAAAAAGTTGCTGGTGCATCTGGTTCAATTTTAACACGAGTCTGTCTAATAGTTGCCGCATTAAATCCTGCGTTGTAATTTTCTAGTGTGTCAATAATTTGATCGTCTAAAATATAAGTTGTCTGTACACCAACAAACAATTCATTACCGCCATCGCCTGTGTTTAAGAATCCATTTTCTGTATCTGCTGGATAAATTGGATGACCGTCATTTGAAGGGTGAGACTGATCAAATACATAGGTGTTACCTCTAATAAATGTTTGATCAGGATGTAAATTTCCGTCCCAATAATATCTATTACCGGAACCTGGATTACCTACAGTAACTTTAATAGTATCAACTTGACCGTTATCTGGTTTTTCACCTGTATTGTCTGTAACTGCCCAATACAAATAACCATTGTTACGTACAACATCACCTACTTTATAGACTTCAACTGCATTCCAGTCATTTTTAAAATTATACCACTCACTTAAAATTTCCCAATCATTTATTTCTGTGGTTGGGTTTGCCGCAAAATTAAATGTCTTACAGTAGTATGTGTAACCACCGTACATAACAATATCGCCTGGCTGATAGTTTACAGTTTCGTCCCATTGATCTTCATATGCCATTCCAGCAACATACAGTTGCCAGTTTGAAGCATAATCTTTGAATAAAGGATCATCTGTTTCTACATCTGTACCTGTTACAGTATGTGTTTGACTACAAACATAAACTTCTTGACTGTATCTAATTAGATCACCTAGTTTCCACTTAGTAGTATTTGCTACTCCACCCTCGGCGTGTGCAGTTGGTGCTGTCCATGTACCTTTATATTCAATACCAGGAACAACTAGATCCCACCAGCCTTCAGTGTCTAGTTCGTTTTCAAATTCATTAGTTGAAGTATGTTGCGAATTACAACGATATAGATACCCACCGTATCTTACAATATCATTTGGTCTGTAATTTTGGGTTGATTGCCATTCATTCAACCAGTCATCTGATGTAGTAATCTGTTGCCAATTGTTTTGATCACCTGCTAATCCAGCAACATTAGTTCCACTAGTATGTGCTGTTGTACATCTCCAAACAGTGCCTCCGGCTCTTACTACATCACCTACTTGAAATGCAGTTAATCCTGTCCAGTCGCCTTCCCAATGGCTTCCAAAAACGTGTAGTGTCCAATATTGTAGATTTTGACTTAGGCCAAAATCGTTATCAACTAGTGCTTGGTGTCCTTGCGTACATCTATAGATGTTACCTTCACGCTCAACTAGATCGTTAATATAATATAAATTCGGTGTAATTGTAATTACGTCATTACCATTCTCATCAGTTCCAGTTACTGATGTACTAGGTTGCCAAGAACCTCTCCAACTGTAACCTTCTGACATCAATTCCCATTTAGTTGTTGATGCAGTTCCTGATATTGTTAAACTTTGTACTACTCCTGGAACAACTAGATTGTTTTGTGTAACATTATCAACTGTTGCAACAGTTACTATTGCATCATTAACTCCTCTAACACCACCTAATTGATCACCTGGAACTTTAAAATACTCTTTGGATACATAGTTTCTGCCACCATCTGTTAAGGTAACTGTATACTTGTCGCCGGTTCTTAAAATTTGGAATTGTATTCCAGTACCGTCAACGGTAGTATTTTCTCCGCCTGCAACAGCACTAAAGTCAAATGCCGCGTTAATATTATCTGAAGCACTGTATGGCGCTGGATATGTAAAATCATATAGGAAATCAAAGTAAAAATCTTCGTTAGATGTGTGTGCTCGTGTACAATAATAAACATTACCATTTACAGTTACAATATCATCTAGTGCATAAGCCACACCAGAAGTCCAATCATTTCTGTATTTGTATGTAAATCTATCTAGTTTAAATTGTGCCATTTTTTACTTCACCTGTATTTAACTGTAATCGTATGGTTCATTTACTCTTGCGACTAAGTTCCCATCCTCGTTGATATAATAATTAATTTTTTGGTAGTCCCATCTATACTGTTCATACTTTAGGTTTTCATAAACCTTTTCATGGTTTACATCTCTACCTTCAAAAAAGTCCTGTCCAATATCAAAATCATTGTAGTTCTGTGTAATATCACCCGGAACGTTAATTTCAATTTGATCATTAGGGTTAAGTTGATCAACCGTTGCAAGATAGATCGAGCCGTCATCTTGTTTTCTTAAACCATAGAAATAACGTGTTCCCATGCCTTGAATAATTTGGTCTATACTGCTTCCTACGTATGTACTCATCTTGTCCCCCTATTACGTTTGTTCAACATAACTTATAATTGCATCTACACTGTCAGGATAACTTGAAGATACCTGTAAAGTGTGTGCTTCGTCTAGTATTAATTTTTCACCACCATTCATTGCTCTTAGTGTTCCATTTGGTGGAATAGGAACATCTTTAACATAATTTGCTGTTACACTAGTTTCGTCTTTGATAAAAACATTGCCAAGTACTGTGCTGTCCTTAATATTAGACATCGAAATACCTAACACAATAACTTTTCTATTCTGTGCAACAGTAAACACATCAATAGGTAATCTTCCTACGTCTTTAATAATTCTATTTTTAAAAATACTTGCCATTTTCTTATCCTAATATCAATGCATTAATGAATGATAAATCTTCTGCTTCGCCAAAAGTAATACCACCCTGTTGTCCAACTACTGATGCCCAAACACTACCATTCCAGACTTCTAAACGCTCTTCTTCAGTGTTGTATCTTGTTAAACCAACTACTGCACTTACTGGTCTAGCATTCGTGTCACCGCTTGGAAATTTAATACCGTAAGTACCGTTGAAATCAACGTATCCTTCGCCTGTAATAGCAACATTCAATGCACCATTGTTTGCAGTATTAGTTATCGTATTTGTTGTCTGATCTATTTCTAGATCTCCAATAATCACTTTACCTGCACCATTAGGTGTAAGTGTTAAATCAGCGTCTGTACCTTCTGTACTGATAGTATTTACGTGTATTCTATCAGTGTTAAATCTTGTAGGACTTAAATCAGCAGTTAGTACACTACCATTATAAAATCTAAATGTATCGTCATCATTACCTTGTGTTAACTCTGCTGTAATATATGTGTCTAAATCTTGGTCAACAACACCACTAACACTACCACCAACAGCATTCCAGAAACCGTTAGCATACAATTCAAATACATTTGAACTTGTATTATATCTAAACATACCATTTACAGGTGTTGCTGGTCTTTGTGCAGTTGTACCTGCTGGTAACTTAATAGCATCGTCACTGTTAAAATCAACGTAACCGTCGCCATCGGCAAAAATTTCTAAATTAGTATCGTTTCTAAATGTCTGTACGGAGTTGTTAATTAGTTTAACTTCGTCTGATATAAATGAAGTAGTTTGTAATCCGTCTGCATCAACATAAGCAATAGTTGATCCAGCAACTTGAAAATTAATTGTATCTTCATCAGCACCAAATGCACTTTCAACAGTAACTTTTGTATCATTATCTGTATCACGTAATTGAATAAAACCACCAGTGATATTTAAGTTACCATCAATTACAACATTGTTTCCACCATCTGGATTAAGAGTTAAATCTCCTGATGTTGTAATAATTTGGTTACCACTGATTCTAATGTTACCAGTTTCTAATCTACTAGGATCTACAATAGTAGTACTTCCACCATCTGTAAATGTAAGTCCACTTAATGAACTAATATCAAAACTCTGTGCTTCAAATGTTACGTTACCTGTTTCTTGATCAACAGTAAATGCATTACCAACCCTAAAGTCACCGCTTTGGTCGATTGAACTAAACAGCACTTTACCGTTGTTAGTTTGTGTAATTTCGTTCGCTTGTATAACTTTTGATACGTCATTTTCAAGTGCTTTACCTACACCCATGTATCCAAAGTTATGATTAATAAGTCTTAGTAGTACACCGTCACCGTCTGCAATAACGCCTTGGTTACCATAAACGTTTGCTGAACCAATTGCTCTTAATTCTGCACCAAACTGTTTTAGATCAATAAATGCAATACCTGTTGCAGTACCACCACTTGAACTTTCAATATCAAGTGCAACTTCAACATCTTCTGTAACAGTTGTACTTGCATTTGTTCCGTTAAAGTGTGTTAAAAATACTGTTGTAGGATCTCCAACAAACTCTGCTGTAGGTGTTGTATATGATCCTAGGTATCTTGGTAAACCATTTGTTACTCTTACTTCATCAATATAACCTGTAAACAAGTTTGTGTTATCGTATTCTCCACCAATGTACAACGGTCTTGCTGTACCATAGTTGTTTGAGTCTGAATATGTTGATCCGTCTTGAGATCCGTTAATGAATAATTTTGTTCCGTCACTTGATCTTGCAACAGCAATATGATAAAATGTATTTGCTAATAGTGTATCTGTACCTGTAATAATATCACTACCTGCAACAGAAACTTTTACATTTGCTCCGTCGGCATAAACTGCTATTGCAGTTGTACTTGCATCATCTCTCATATCAAAAAGATATTTTGTGCCTGTTACATCATCAAATCTAAAAAATCCTTCAACTGTAAAGTTTCCATCACCAAATCCAAAATCGCTAGTACTTGCGATACTTGCATAATCTCCTGTACCATCTAGGTATAAACTTGCTGTACCAAATTTCTTTTGTGCTGTGCTTAATTGGCTGTTACCTGAAAGTGATATTGTTTTTGATTCTCTATCAAGATTGGTTACCCAACCAGTTGTTTTTCCATCAAATGTTAATCTTAATCTACCATCAACTATTTCTTTTGCTTCAATAGTTCCTTGTGCAAGTACTGTAGAGCCATCTTCTGATGTTAGTGTTACTGTGTCAGCAACGTTAAATGTTCCTACTTGGTTTGTAAGATCAACAATAGTTTTTCCATCGCCGCCTCTACCAGCACTACCTGATTCTCCAACAATGCCTTTATCTGCAAAGTAAATGAAACTGTTTAACCATTCACATCTTGCACCATTAGTCATATATAAACCAATTGAGTTTGGTACAAAGAAAGTTGAATCATTAAACAACATTGCCGCTTCGATTGAACTTGAAGTTACTAAACTACCATCAATTTTAGCACCGCGGCCTGCGTTACCTGAGTCAAATCCATATGGATCACTTGCACTTGTTACTGTACCTTTGTTTAATACAGTTACGTTAATAATATAAGGTGATTGTAATGGAACTGTAATTCCTGCAGGATTGAATGTAAATGCGTACCCGGTGTCATTACCGCTGTCATAAAACATGTCTTTAATTGTCAAATGCTGTACTGTGGTTGCACTGTTTAAGTGAAAACAGTCTTTGGTATTTGTTCCTGCTGTAGGTTTAACAACTGTTGCTCTTAGTCCTTCACCGCCTACAGTAACACCTGCAGGTACTACTAGCGGAAATGCTTCAGTGTATGTTCCTGCACTAACTTTAATATTGTCACCTGATGTAGCAACACTTAGAGCATGTTTTATTGTAGCAAAAGCACTATCAACACTTGTACCTTCTTCTGTGTCGTCACCGTTAACTGTAACGTGATATGTATTTCCTGCTTCATTTAAAAGCAAGTTTTCAATTCTTACTTTACCTGTTCCGTTAGCACGAATAGTTAAATCTGCATTACTGTCAATAGTTTCGATCAAACTATCAGTAATTTGAATATTGTCAATATTTGCTTGTCTAGAGTTTAGTGTTTTCCAACGTTTGCTAGGAGTACCTAGTGTGTAAATTTGATCAGCGTCTGGAATAATATTTGAAACAACGTCTGCTTTAAAATTAACAGTGTCAGTATCAGCATCACCTAAATTAATATTTCCACCAGCAGTAATATTGCCAGTTGCATATAAATTTCCTGTGACGTTTGTGTTTCCTAATAGTTCAATAGTACCTGTACCGTTAGGAGCAAGTTCAATTGATGCATTTGAATCTATTGTGCTGATTGTGTTGTCGTTCATTTCTAATGAATCGACTTGAATTCTTGAATGATAAATTACAGGATCACCACCACTAGGTGTTAATTCAATAGTACCTAGTGTACTACTAATTGTGTTTCCTTGAAAAGTTAAATTACCTGTTGTTGCTGAATTTGTAGCAATCCAGTCTGTTGTTTGTACTGTACCGTTTACATCTAGTTCATAGGAAGGATTGGTCTTTTTTACGCCAATGCGACCATTGTTAACATCCAAATATAATAAATCCGTTTCAAATGCTAAATCCACTCCATTACGAAGCAGGTTTGCCTTTAACAACGGACCCGAAATACGACCGACGGCCATTGTGTTCTCCTATAAACCGGGCATCCTGTGCCTCTAACCACCTTACATAGCGGGTTAACCACTGTTTGTCCTGCAAACCTAAACGGTCAAGTCTGCATTAATAGTATTTAGTCTTAATTGGAAAAACCGTAAGTTAGTAGTTAAAAATTAACCTACAATGCTACCGTCGAAGCCGTGTATAACGGTGACGTCTTTGCCTAAAGGAACTGGAGAATCAAATTTAATATATTTGTCTCCGTTGTTGTCTACTGTCATTGTGTAGTTTACCCCTGCAATCTGCACAACGTTTTCAACAAGTACAAGTACATTCTCAGCCGCCGCTGGTTTAGGATCTAATGTACCGAACTGTGTTTCTGAAGCATCACCTGTACCTAAGTTTTGTACAACAATGTTACCAGGACGATCTGATCTAATAGTTTCCCATGCATTGTTAATATATGCTTCAATTTCATTTATTTGATTATTGTAACGAATAGTTCCGTTAACAGGTGCACCACTACGTTGGCTTGTATCACCTGTACCTAACTGTAATCCACCAACAGCACCTTGGAAACTTACTGACCCATCAATGTCAACAAACACTGATTTGTCAACTATCATTTTTCTATTAATCTGTTGTTGTTTTACAAAACGCATATTATTACACCGCTATTGTTGAAATCGTAACTGAAATAGTTGCTGGTGACGTAGTCTGTGCAATAACTTTATCTCCAGTTTCAAGAACAAACTTTTCAGTATCCATAATAAAAGTTTCTCCTGCAGGAATTTTTAATTGATGTAAGATTTTGTTTACATCTGTTGCACTTTCACCTGATTTTACAATATGTAAATCAAGAAACGTATCAGCATCAGTCAAGATATTATCACCGGGAATATTATCCGCATCTGCGTAGTTACAAAAAATCATGCTTGTTACAGCATTCTCACCTGATGACGTATACACAGTTGTAAGTGTTGCATCTATAAAACTATTTGCTATTGCCATATCTTTATCCTAAAATATCATGCTCATGAGCATGGCTTTTCTTTTGCTAGTTATCTCTCCGTTAGTAGTGTTATTTACAAAAAAGAGCCCAGTTCCGCCAAACCCTTCTGAATCTTTATACACTTTTAAACGTCCAACAGTACCCGAAGGTGTTGTGCTTACTGTAGGTAGACTTAATATTTCATCTATTACTACTTCTCCTGACCCATTTGCTTGTAAAACTAGTTCATCGTTTGTATTTGTTGGTCTAATAGTAGTATCATCAAATTCTAAACTACCCAAAGTCATAATATCTGATCTAATGTCAATTCTAGTAACATTATCTACTTTTCCAAGCAATCTTGATACTGCATCACCTTCTGATGTATCCTCTGCCTTCATAATAGTGTTACCTGCTTGAATTTGAGGAATATTAATTGTTTGGAATGCTTGATTTACATATCTTACATTTGGAATATCATCATCTTGTAATCCAGTTTCATAGTTTGTTGTGCCTCTAACACTTAGTTTAGCATTAGGTGCATTAGTCCCTAAGAAAACAATATCGTCACCTGTAGTACTGATATGATTAGTTCTAATTGCGGCTAATCCTGCACCAACTTTAAATGTAAAAATACCTTCACCAGTACCGCCGTTTGGTCTAGTGTAACTTAATGTATCGTCCCAAAGTATAGTAGCATTATCAGCAGTACCTCTTTCAATATCAATACCGCTTTGTCCTAGAGATACACCATTACCTGTTTCATTTTTATTAAGGGTAATAATTGCATCTTCAATAGCAAGTTCTTCAGTATCAACAGTTGTAGTAGTACCTTCTACGATTAAATTTCCTGTAACTCTAGTAGTTCCTCTTCTCGTACCTGTATTAAGGGTAACTTCGCCGCCACTAGCAGTTACAATCTTGTAATCACCGGTTAATTTTAATACGTCAACAGCCATTTTTAGTAATTCCTAACACGTTATAGTATTATTTAGTCAAGAGAAAAGGGCAAAGCAAGTTTGCCCTTTCCAGTATAGCAATTAAATTGCTGTCAATACTAATATATTAGCAGTTGAATCGTCTTCAATTGCCCATGTATAACGATTGTCATCAAAGTCAATCATTGTACGGTTTTGTACTTTACGAATATAAACTGCGTTGCCGCCTACAACAAATCCTTGTAATGACATTTCGTTATTACCAAGTGATCCGGTTGCTTTATTAACTAGCGTACAAACACCTTCGTTGCCGCCTACCGCGTCTGGATCATCAGAAACAGTAAATTTAGTTTCTGAACGTTGATTAAGAATAATGCCTAGTGCAGTTGCAGTATTTGCTCCTACTTTTACTGACACTGTTAGTCTTTCTTCGTTAGTTCTGTCTGCGCCGCCCGGGCTAACTTGAGTAGAACCAAAGTATCTTTTGTTTAAGGGACGTCCCATAATTTTCTCCTTTGTTTAATTATTGCCGTTCTAAGGTCTACGCGGTGGATATCCGCATAAGTCCTCATTAAATGAGGCTCCTAAAATGACAATATTATTTAGTCAACCCTACTAAACAAATGTAGTAGATGAGTTTGAGAAAATAGTTTTATTGCATCATTGATCTTTTTAGATTGATCTTTATGCTTTACTAATAAACTATCGCTTGGTCTTCTTCTAATATCTATTTCAATATCTGAAAGTTTACGAACTTCGCTTTGTATACTTGCACAAAACTTAATAATATTAAATCTAAACTCAGGAGCAGTTTTGCCCATCTCTCTAAGTTCTTGCTCAATGGCTTGCCAATCCAGTGATGTTTCTAATTCTTTCATAACTGTATTTAAGCCAAAAAAATAGGGCGACCTAAGCCGCCCTATTTGGATTACGTTATCTTCTATGGATTACGAGAATGATACGTTAGCAGAAGTAATTGATACTCTGCCTAAGTAGTCAGCCGCGTTACCAAGTGAAGATGCACTATTTGTTAATTCTACATAACCGTAACGTGTCATGAAAGAAACAACTGGTTCAAATGTTGCTGGATCTAGTACAACACCTGAAGACATTAGCGGAATGTATGGGCAATAGAATGCCGCCGCATCTGCTTCTGATGAGCCTTTGTAACCAACTAACACTTGGTTGTCATCTTGACCTGAATCAGCAAGATAAGCGTCAACGTAAACTCTCATAGAGTTGTTTAAAGTTCCTACAAATTTAGTATTTGTTGGTCCTTCAAATGTACCTTCTGTAGTTCTTGCGAACGCTGAAGTTGTAGCAGACTGTAGGATAGTCAATGCTTGGTTTGAAACCACTGCAAAGTTACCTGCGCCTCTACGTGTACGCTGAGCGATCTTGTTAGAAGTTCTGTTAATTAGAACTGCTAACGCCGCATGTTCGTCACCAACGAAAGTTGCTGTACCACTTACACCTGCTTGGTTGTAAGTTTCTTCAACTGATGCTAATGAACGAAGTGATTGGATGATCTCTTGGTCGATTTCAGCAGTAATTTCTTGTGCTAAAGCCGCCATAATTTCAGCCTCTACGTCGATGCCTTGTTGTGCTTGTGCATCTTGTGCCGCTTCAAATGTCCAACGTGCAGATAGTTTACGAGTTTTCGCTTCTACTGCTTGTTTTAAGATTTGAATTGACAACTTGTTACCAGGTGTACCTTCTAACGTTGCAGTTGCGTCTGCTTTGTTAGTAGATGCGTTACCTGAATAACCTTCAGCAATTTTGAATGGAGAAAGTGCTTCTTCACCCGCTGTTGCTGTGTCTGCTGTGTCCGCATAACGAACACGTAAAGTGTGGATCTGTGCTACAGGTCCTGTCATTGGTTGTACGCCAACAATCTCATTTGCGATTGTAGTTGGCATTACACGTCTGATTACTGGAAGGATAACTCTGTTAAGAGTTGCTACGTTCCCTGCGGAAGTTGCCCCAGAAGATGCCGCCTCAGCGAGATACTTACGAGTGTTCTCGAGAGTGACGTCCATCACACCTTTTTTCGAACCATTTAGGCCTTCTAAAAGTGCTTCTTTGGTTTCCTGCCAGTTGTTGTTGATATTATCTGACATTTTTTGTCTCTCCTTTTTAGTTTAATCCCGCTAATCTGCGGAGTTCAATTAAGTTTGAATCAGTATCTTCCTTAATTGTGTGTTCTTTGTTGCCTGTTACTTCTACGCCTTCATTTAATGCCTTTTTTACTCTTGGAGCCTTATCTTCCATTACTGCTGGTAGATACTTCTCAAATGCTGAGTGCAACTTGTTTGTTTGCACTGACTCCAGTAATTCAGACATTATTTCTTTTTTGTCTGTGCCTAATGGAGATAGCAACTCATTCATCACTGCAACTCTCTCTGCTTCGTCTTTGGCTTTAGCAATTTCTGCTTCCTTAGACTCTACAAGTGTAGCCTTCTCTGTGACTTGTTTCTTAGCCTCTGCTAATGCTTCTTCTTTCTGAGCAACTACTTTCATTAACTTTGCAGTTTCTGATTTTTCGTTTAAGTAAGAAGAACCATACTCGTTAGCAAATGCTTCGAATATTTTTCTACCGAAGTGGTTTTCTCTTGAAGCCGTGATATCTTCTTTGAGTTGTTTGATTTCTGTTGCTAATTTTTCATTAACAGCAGACTCAACCACTTTAGCGGATTTTTCAACAAACTTAGATTTAAGTTCATTGAATTTTGATTTTGCTTCTTTTACAAGTTTAACCTTGGTTTCTGCAAGATCTTTTTTGTCTTCTGCAAACTCGTTGATTTCTTTTGCGAGTGCTTTCACGACAAAGTCTTCAAGTTTAGCAAAGTTTTCTGTGACTTTTTGACGGTCCTCATTTAACTCTGCAATTTCTTTGGTTAATTGCTTGAGCATAAACTCTTGCAATTTCTCAGAATGTTCGCCGATTTTCTTCTTATATTCAACCCTTGCTTCTGCAAGTGATTTCTTATCTTCAGCAAATTCAGCAACTTCTGATTCCAAACGCTCGGAGACCATGCGATCAATTGCTTCGACCATGTTTGACTTATCATGTTCGTAGCGATTCGCAAATTCTTCACGGAGTTCAGCAGTCACACTATCACGGTGTTCTTTAATCTTTTCGTCCCAAGCACCAGTAATTTGGTCTTTGACCTCTTCACTAATAATACCTGTTTCAAAAAGTTTATTAAAAACATCACTCATCGTGTTTCTCCTATTGTTACTTTAAGCCTTTTATGACTCTTAGCATTGCTTCCTTAAGATGCTTTTGTGCTCTAGCATCTTGTTGTACCTCTGACGCAGTCCTTAACGCACTATAACCACCTTTTGTATTCATAAAATGTTCATAGATTGGTGTTGGATATGCACCCGGGGCACTAGGTTGTGCTACCACGTCAACCGTGATAATTTCGAAATCGCTAACTTCACCATTGGATTCGCTAACATTTCCACTACCCCTACTGGATACACCTAGTTTAACTCCGCTTTCCAGCATTGTTTTAACTAGATTACCCATTGGAGTCGGCAAGACTTTCATCTTGCCAAATCCGTTCGGTCCGTCCATCCACATATCAGTAATCATATGCGATACACGGTCCAAGTTTACTTTCAAATCATCTGGGTGATCTACTTCACCTAGTACAGAATAACCGCCGTGGATTTGATCTTTTAGAGTCTTAACAGCGTTGCCTATTTCGGAAACAGGGTAAACACGCTGATTAGCGTTTTTGACACCACCCTGAATACAGATGCCTTTGAGATAAAGATCCTTGGAATCTCCTTCTCCTTTAGACTCTAGGGTGACCTGTGCTTGGTCAAATGTCAAATTCTCACGTAAGTAAGCCATGTGGCTTTCTCCTTAACAATTATTCAGCACTCTTTGGTGCAGATGCTTTCTTAAAAGAATCCCCAGCGTTTGCACCTGGTTCATTCTCGAAAGATTTCCCCATGTCCTTAGCCGCAGGAGCCTTACCGCCCTTTTCTTCACCACTTTGTGCAATGTTTTTACCATCAGCACCTGAGTCTTTGCCACCTTTCGATGCTACTGGACTCGTAGTGTTATCAGCGCCTTCTGAATTGTTAGGTGCAGAGACTTTTTCTACATACTCACGCATAGTCTCGCCAACGGATTTTTCTTTTTTTGCACCTTCTTCAACTTCTTCACCATCTTCTTCTTTTGCTTCAAATGGTGCTTCCATTGATTCTTCTTCGGCTTCTTCTGATTCTTCATCATCAGCGGCTGGCATATCCATTTCTGGCTCACCTTCTCCGCCTTCTTTGTCGCCCATCATTTCTTCAAACTCTGCTTTTAGTTCGTCTAAAGCGTCTTCTAGGTCAACAACACGGTCTTCAATGTCATCATGTGATTCTTCATGATCATCCATTTCGCCGTCTCCGTCAAAGTCCATGTCGCCTTCAGCGCCAGGTGCTTCAACATCTGAAACCATATCGTCAGCGGCATCGCCACCAACTTCTTCAACTGACTCATCTTCAAAAGACTCGTCTGTTTTTTCTTCTTCTGTATCAGTTGCTTCTTCTACAGCATCTTCTTCATCTTTTTTTGAAGTTTCTTCAACTTCGTCTTCTTTTTCTGATTCATCAGATTCAATTAATCCTTGATAAATCTCTTTTGACTTCTCAACAACGATATCGTGGAATAAAGATTCTGCTTTATCCTTTTCTTCGTTTACGAGAAGGTCTAATAATTGTTCAAACTTTGTATTGTCAGACATCTTATTTCTCCTTCATTTTGTTAATTGGCAAGGCTGTCATAATATATTTACAAAAAAACCAGTTTTACCGGTCCAAATGGTGGTAAAATCGCGGTTTTTTATATCTTTACTTATCAAGACACTCCTCAAATTCTTTATAACTGATAGTTTTATAGTTATTAAAGTTGTTAAAATTGTTAGGATTGTAGTCTTTTTTGCCTACAACACGTACAAATTCACGGTCTGAGTGGTCTCTAAGTATGGTTTCTGTTTGTCTTAGCCAGTTTCCGTAGTATGTTGCTGGTTCATGTGCCTGTTTATAGTTAGGTGTGCCTGCATATATGTTGTTTACTTTACGTCCGCCCTGCAATCCTACATAGTCAAAACCTAAAATATAGATGGTTTGACAGCCATCTAAACAGGCTCTAAGCAGTGCAGTAGGTCCACTGCTCCAGCCTTTGCTTGGACTAAAGTAGTTTAAACCTACATATTCATCGTATGCTTTATTATAATTGGTCCATACTTCTGTTTCAAAATGTGCCCTTGCGGCAACTATTTCATGAACCATTTTAGGATCTACAGCGATAAGTTTGTTGGGCAGAAATTCTCTATACACTGCATTACAGGCATAAACTATTTCTCTATCTTTTAATTTGTTAAGGTCGAACTTCTTTCTAGAGGTTCCATTACCTAATACATACCCAACTCTACGCATGTTTTTATTTACGGAAATAATTTATTAAAGTGTTCCAGCCTGATCCGCTGGTGGTTGACCGTACATAGTTTTTACAAACTCTAGGTCTTTGGCTTGTTCTAATTCTCTAGCCTCTGCTGTTTTACGAATAGTATTAATTTGTCCAAGAGTTAGTCTAGTTTTTCTAGTATCATCTTGTTTGACCACAGAAATATCTCTTTCAGCGTCGTAACGATTGTCATGACTGAAACTATTTCCATCTTTATCAAAATAAAAGAATTCTTTTAACAACATGTTTTTATTTACCTTATATTCCTGTGTCACCGCCACCGCCTGCACCTGGAGTAGGTGTTGCTCCTCCTCCGCCGCCACCTGCTGGTGTAGTGTCTCCGCCTTCTTCTGCTGGAGGTGGTGCATCTGCATCTGGTGTTGCATCACCAAGATTGTCTAGATCACTTTGCATTCCTCCAGGTGTAACACCTGCTCCACGCATCTCAACACCTGCGGCTGGATTAGAAATGTTTTCATCTGTATTTTCTTCACGCCACATAGTTTCGTTTTCTGCCATTTCTTCTGGACTTAATCCTAAGAAACGTTTAAGTGCAAAGCGTTTACTCATATATGGAATTTCTTG